GCTCCAAGCGGTGGCAGCAGAGAACGCCTACCACCCGGTCCACCAGTACCTCACCACCAACACCACCGAACCCCTGCCCCTCGATCAGTGGCAACGCCTCGATCAGCACCTCCTCGGCATCGAGGATCCCCTCGCGGCGAAGTTCCTCCCCCGTTATCTGATCAGTGCTGTTGCACGTGTCCTCCAACCTGGTTGCAGTGTTCGCCAGACACCCGTCCTTGTAGGCCCTCAATGGCGGGGCAAGTCCGCCCTCGGTCAGATTCTGTTCGGTGGGTTTTGGGCTGAAGGCGTTGGCAGGCTCGACAAGGACGCCCTCATGAAATGCCACAGCGCCTGGGGCATTGAGCTCGCCGAGCTCGATGGTGTCACCAGACGTTCTGACCAGGAGTCTCTCAAAGCCTTCCTCACCGAACAGGTCGACACCTACCGGCTGCCCTTCGCACGCACCACTGAGCAGCACCCACGCCGCTTTGTCTTCTGGGGGACCTCCAACGCCGCACCCCTGCGCGATCCAACCGGCTCCACTCGCTTCGTCACCATCCCCATCCCAGATCGAATGCTTCCCCTCGACTGGGCCACAGAACACCGTGATGCCATCTGGGCTCGTGCCGTTGAGCAGTACCAGGCAGGCGAGGGTTGGGACCGCAGTAGCGAGCCTGAACGAGCTCTCATCGCAGAGAGGAATCAGGACTTCACTGCTATCGACCCTTGGGCCGAGAGCGTTGTTGAGGTGCTCAGCAGGAGGCAGGAGCACGGTGACGTGCCGGTCCTGACACAGGACCTTCTCAAGGCCCTTGAGGTGCCGAAGGAGCGCTGGAGCCCACAGGCTTCCATGCGGGTACGCCAGATCGCTGAGGGAAACGGGTGGTCCCATACCGTGCGTCGACAAGGCAGCAGGACCAAGCGTGGTCTATGGCCACCTACATAAGCGGAGCTGATCAGAAGGGGGGTTTCTCCACAGCCTTAATTGCCTTGCACTGCTTACCAATGGTCCTCATCTTTGTAACATGGGTGCGCATTGAGTGCTACTTGTGGTTTTCGCTGAAATCGCTGTCGGACACTGTGTTCCAGTGGGGGGGGGTGTTACTAGTGTTACTACAGTGTTACGGGGTATCTAGTAACACGAAAACCCTTGCGGCGTAAGGCTTCTTAGGTGGTGTTACTAGTGTTACTAGATAAAAGGGTATTAAAAGCAGGAGGGGGGGGGTAGGTATATATGCAAAAGGGGGTTTGAGGTCCGCATGTAGTAACATCCGAGGTTACCTCCTCAAAACCCAGCCCCCCCAATGGATCTGGAGCGCGGCCGATCTAGTAACGCTTGTAGTAACACCTAGTAACACCCCCCTAGGCAAGCTTATGGATGAGCCCATCCAAGAGTTTATTCGCAACGCCCTGCTTAGTGGGCACCCCCGCGTGGACCTAATTCTTCAGGTCGCAGACCGCGAGAGCTGCTCCTACCCCGAGGCAGAACACCTGGTGCAGCTGGGATATCGCTTCATGATTGGGGCGTACGAAAATATGGAGCGTCAGGGCTTGCGCGCTCAGCTTATTGAGAATGCTCAGAAGGCTCTGAATATTGCGATGGAAGACCGGCAGCCTTCGGCGGTCGCCACCCTGATTGGGCACCTCGCAAAGCTCGGACGCCTTGACTGACGCCTTCCTGCCCCGGGAAGGCCTGTTGCTTGAAAGCAGGCCTCCTCCTACGCGGGTGACTGGAGAGGCGGCTCAGAGCCTGCGAGAGCGCATCCTCGCGGGGTCCTTGCCTCAGCAACGGCCTTTCCTGGAGGACACGACCTCTAGGATCCTTGGACTCGTCGCTGGTTTTGGCTCAGGTAAGACCCACGCTCTCTGCAACAAAGTCATCCTCCTGTCTCGCGGATGAGATCGATGCGATGCCTGTAGAGGTGGCTCAGAAGGCCAGCGAGATGATGCTGGCACGGATGAGGAGCGGTAACGTCAACCAGCTGGCAGTAACGACCACACCAGAGGGCTTCCGTTGGGCCTACCGCACGTTTGTGGAGCAGGCGGCGGAGGATAGGACGCTGATGCGGGCGCGGACCAGGGACAATCCCTACCTGCCGGCTGATTATGTGAGCAGTCTTGAGAGAAATTACCCACCACAGTTAGTCAAGGCTTACCTAGAAGGCGAGTTCGTTAACCTGGTTAGTGGCACTGTGTATGATAGGTTTGATAGGGAAAAGCATCTTTGCGATGTGGCAGATGCTGAAAGTGAGCCACTGAGGGTTGGGGTAGACTTTAACGTGGGCAATATGAATGCCGTTGTTGCTATTCGCTCTGGTGACGGGCTCGTTGTTGTTGACGAGGTCGTTAAGGAGCATGATACTGACGCCTTGGCCAAGGAGTTGCTGCGTCGTTACCCCAACCGCCGGATCTTTGTCTACCCTGACGCGTCTGGTAGCGCACGTAGCACTAATGCAACGCGAACTGATATCCAAATCTTAGAAAGCTATGGCATGTCCAATCAAAGCCCTAAAGCCAATCCCCCTGTTAGAGATCGTATCGCTTCGGTTCAGGCACTGCTGGAAAATGGCAAAGGTGAAGTCAGGCTGAAGATCTCTCCCTCCTGTAGAAAGCTAATTGAATGCCTTGAGCTTCAAAGTTACACCGATAAAGGAGAGCCTGACAAGGAAAGTGGCTATGACCACATGAATGATGCCTTGGGTTACCTTGTTTGGCGTGAACGTAACCCACTTCATGCAAAGGCAGGCCGCCCCGCAGGCATTAGAATATATTGACAATTTTTTGCCTGTTTCCCGTGTTCAAAACGCATGCACGCGGAAAAAATAAAAAAGGCACGCGCGCACAACCACTGGAGCACGTCGCGTGCGCAAAGGCCCCTCGAAGGAGGCCAGGCTGCCCAACGCGTGCGCAGCAGCATGAAAAAAGGCCCCTCGAAGGAGGCCAGGCTGCCCAACAGAAAATTATAACATGGGTAAATGGATGGTGGTTAGCACTCGGGCGTTGGGTCAGGCTTCTGTCTCGTAAATTGTGATCCTGCCTTGGTCAGGCTCGGTTATTTCGATAGATACGAGACCCTCAGGAGGCTCTATCCCATGCTCTTTGACACGTTTGTTTAACTCTTCCTTGGATACCCTTTCCACGCTAATCTCCTTGATATCCACCTCCTTGTTCGAGAGGATTAGATACCCTACGATCATGATCGCTATTAGTATGATCATTTAGTACTCAGGTGTTGGGTCGAAGTCGTCGGGGGCTAGTTCGGCTTCCTCCAGCATCTTCCTTATGTCATCCCATGACATCCAACCAAGGCAAAGATTTACCATGGTCTCTTCAGAGACTAGCCCCTCGTCCAAAATCTCAAAGGCGTAGTCGCGTGGGTTGGTTTCGAAAACTTCGTGGTCCATTGTTTTAAAGGGGGCCGAAGCCCCCACGTGGTGGTTAGCGGTGCGTCAGCTTGAGGTTGAGTCTTTCTATAACCTCAATAATGGGATCTCCTTGGTCTTGGTGGCAGTCAAGGATTGCTAGGAGAAGTGCTCCGTAGGGGTCCTCTTGCTCGGAGGTAATTCGGGATACTTCCTCTTGGAAGGTGATGGGGTCTGTGTGCTCGAAATCTCCGTCTAGATCGGACATCCTCTTCTGGATCTTGGCCCATGGATCTGTGGATGAGTAGATAACCTGCTCAAGCTCGTGGCAAACTGAAGGGAATAGTGTTTCCATGTGGTTGAAGGGGGGCCGAAGCCCCCGGTAAGGTTTGTTAGTTGGCCAGTGCCCATACGAGTTCTGCCTTTCGGGCTCTCGCATAATGCACGTCGTTGAATCGTGTCCCAGGGCCGAATCTATCGCGGACTAATTGTCGCAATTCGGCCTTGGTCTTGCTCCCTAGATTAGCGGATGCACCGTCTGCCGGTATTGCGATGGGAGTTGCTGTCGCAAGTCGGGCAGGGGGTTCGCTAACAGGCTCGCTAACAACGCGAGTGTTGCTGTTAGCACTGGAATGTAGTAGGTGCTTGGCGTTCTCATAGAGAGCATTGTTGATGATCGTGGGCAAGTTCGTGTAGTTGGCTGATAGCCAATGCACTAGCTTTCCTGTGTACCATCCGGCTGCATAGGTGTATGCAATGAGTGGCACAATCGCAAGTGCAACCGCTTTCATGGCTTGGCCAACTTCTGCGTTCGTAGGTACTCTCATGGGTTGAAAAAGTAGTTGTCAATACAGGAGCTTGTATCTCCTCATAAGCTCATCCTCGTTGGCAATTAGGCGCTCCAGGCAGGCTCGCCGCAGCCTTAAGCTCAAGAGATCATTCCGATGCCACTTGCTAATGCGCGTCCGTTCGTCTAGTATCTCTAGTTGAGATAAGAGAGTCGACGAGGACAGTTTGCGTAAGTCCATGGGTTGAATTGTCGAGGTGCAAGTGTGGAGTTGAAGGGGGCCGAAGCCCCCGGTAATTGTTAGGCGTCAATGCCGTCTATGTCCCCCTCGATTCCTAGCTCGAGGAGATCCCAGACGATCTGTCGCACGTCTTCGTCTTCGGCGCGCATGATCTCTCTGATCTGACGGAAGACTCCCGCGGCGCGATGATCGGCTGCGGACCAATGAGAAGTGTCCATGGGTTGAATTGTCGAGGTGCAAGGGTAGGGATCCTCATGACGAGGTGTGCCGTGATTCGAGTTGCTTGGTGATCTGGTTTAGAAAATCTTCCAGGTGATCGTATGCGTCAAATACATGTGCCCACCTGGGGTCCGTGGCTTTGGTCTGTGGGATCTCGCGGCGCTCTTGTTGTATGCGCCCGTATAGATCCCACAGCAACTTGTCGCTGAGTAAGTGCAACGGGATCACTGGGAAGTGCTCTTCCATGGGTTGAGTTGTCGAGGTGCAAGTGTGGAGACGTCCGGGGATGTCTCCATTAGTAAACTAGCCCAGCTGCTCCCCATACGGGAGGGGGTTGGGACGGTTCAACAACCGTCACAGGGCCAAGTAATCTTGTGCTTCCCTGACTGCTTGCACAAGCGCACACACTCCCCGCTTGATTTTATCACGTGTCCGCACGCGCTCACGACGCCGAGTGCGGCGCGGTCGTGGCGGTACTTCACACAGGGGAAAGTCGGTGCTGTGCTCCGCCTTTGGCTCCAGCAGCGGACTGGACCAAACCTCGGCCCAGGCGATGCGGTCTTCAGATGCGGCAAGGCGTGCGGCTGCACGAGCGCGCGCGGCCTTGGTTAGAGACAAGGCTTCCTTACGTGCTTCCTTGGCGGCGATCTGCGCGAGGGCTGCGGGCAATGCGGCGTAGAGATCATCCACGCTCCATGCGGGCCGCGTGGGAACAAGAAGGTGTTCCATGGGTTGAATTGTCGAGGTGCAAGGAATGGTCTCCCATCCCTACCTTAATCTGCCCTAGATGGACCCGAATCGGGAGGGGGTTCGGACGGTTCGGCAATCGGCCATTGATTGGAGATTTTGCCTTGGCTTTCGCCTCATGCAGGCGTGCGCGTAGGGGCGGCGGTCCCTGTCCTTCTGCCGCGCTGCGGGGACAGGCCGAGTCAAGTTACCCGGTGACTCGGCTCCGGACTTGATACTGTTGTCATTATCTGGCTAATCCTCGTCTAGCAAGTAGGCATCGCTCAGGTTCTTTCTTATTCGCGCTCCTTCGTCTAGCAGGTAGACCCCGCATCAATTGTGCAGTATCTAGTCTCTCCTCGCGCCCAGCGGTTGAACTGGCTATGGTCTACAAGTATCAGATTTCTCCTCGCGCCCGGTGGTAGGACCGGCTATTGACTACAGCTTATTCTCTTCTAACTGGTTGCTCAGTATCCGAGACCGACTTTGCCAGCCAGGTCCCAGGCCCGAGCGAACTGAGCGTCAGCCACTGCTTTTCTAGCAGCACGAGCTGCAGCCTTGGCTTTCATCCAACGCTTGGTCTGGGCAGCCGCCCTGGACCAAGCATCAGTTTCAGCCTGAGCTTGAGCAACTCGCGCCGCGGCCCGAGCGGCCCTAGCTGCAGCCCTGGCCTTAGCGGCCTGGGTTGTAGCTTTGGCAGCTTGGACAGCGACGTCAGCCCTCAATGCAGCCCACGCCTCGTCTGTCTCTACCGTGGCCGAAGCCTTGGCAGAAGGCAGCAGGGCAATGGGTGCAGTGCTGACTGTTGCTGCTGGCAGTAGCAGAGGCGGCCGCGCAACCACTGGGATAGCTGCGACTACAACCGAAGCTGTAGGCGCAGGCGTAGTCCAAGGGTCGACAGCCAGAACCTTTGCCACTGCAGGCAGTGGGGCTCTCAGCTCCACCGTTGGGGCTGTAGTGTCGAGCACAGCCAAAGCTGTGTCAACGACTGTAGCCCCTCCCAAGTCGACATCACTGGTAAAGGCGATGTCGTTGGCAGTCGAGACCAAACTGCTGCGGCGACGAGTGCGACGGGGGCCCGTCGTTTTCAGTCGCCGGTGTTCAGCAGGGGGCTCGACAGACTGCGCTTGGGGAGCAGCTTTAAGCTGGGCCAGCTCAGCTTTCGCTGCAGCCAGTTCAGCTCGGAGCGAATTCAGTTCAGCGCTGAACTCACTCCTGACCTCTGCCATGAGGTCAGCCTTCAGTTCATCCCTAGAAGGTACTGGGGTGTTAACCACAGCAGCCTCTTGGGGTTGAACTTGGGGCTTTTTGGCGGTTTCTTTCGGCTTGACCGTGTAGACCTTGCCGTTAGTAGCCGCCACCAACCGCTGGATCAGGTCAGCTTTGCGGGCTTTCCAGATCCAGGAACCCGGACCGCAGTGCTCACGCACCTCGGCTCTCAGTTGCTTAACTGAGAGGCTTTCCAGGTAGGTTGGCGAAAGACAAGCAGGAGCCATTGACGCGTTATACGCCTCGGCTTCAGCCTTTTGCGCTTCCTTCCAGGCTTTATCCTTTGCGGCAGCTTTACGCTGTTGCGCTGGAGAAAGCTTAGGGAGGCTGGTCTCGTACGCTTTCGCTTCATTTAGAAGCAGAGCTTTTACGAGCCACTCCTTGGAGATTTTAGTCTCCCAAGGAAGACGACCAAAGACCTGCTGGTACTTGCCTTTCAAGGTTTCGATGGTCATCCGAGACAGCATGCGTTCGGCTTTTGCCCTAGCTGCTGCATCTTCTAGGGGGATCTTACCCCCCTCAGCCTTTACCTTAGCCTGGTAGGCCTTGGCATCAGCTTGACCGTCGATTCCAGTCTTAGCTTTCGCCTTGACTGAGGGCTTGACCTTCGCCCTGGCTGCTTGTGGCAGCTCGCCCGTGTTAAGGGCTTGGATCAGGTCAGCTTTGCGGGCTTCCCAGATCCAGGAACCAGGGCCAAAGTTCTTGCGAGCAATGGCCCGTAGTTCCTTAACGGTGAGCTTGTCGCTATAGGATTCCATGGGGAATCTCCATAGGGTTGACATAAGCCCTCAAGCGATCGACCAGGCGTGCTCAGTGCCTACCTCGCTTTTGCATGCGCGCTTGAGTGCCATCTACCGTGGTGATGGCTGGCTTGAAGCTGGTTGGGCACTTCCTTTGTGCCTAACGACAGGAATCTCAGGCATCAACCAGTACTAAAGATTCCTAATGAATTGTTTCCCAACAATGGTTGGGGCCGTTAAGGGGTCGACCTTCTGCTTAACGGTTGGGGCGCTATTCCTTGGATAGCGCTAGGTGTGTAGGATTCCAGGCAATCGACCATTGCCTGGGTTTGGAGACGTGCCTTTTCACGTTTCTAACAACAACGACCCCGTCGGCTGCATTGCCTACAATGCAGCATCGAGTTGGCCGGGGTAGAGACCAATCCATTCCAGATCTCTATCCCATGTGCCTTTCGGGGAAGGGGAGGCCCCCGAAGGGGCCTCCTTATCGAGCTACTTGATACCGAACTCGTCTCGGTCTTTGCCACGGAGGAGTTGTTTAACTCTCTCCAGCTCTTCCGAGAAGAGCTCGGCAGCCCCTACCTCGTTTTTGATTAGGGCCTGTCTGATTAGGTCTATATATTGAACGCTCTTTCTGTGTACTTCTATATTATGCGCGATCTCGAATTTATCGATATGTTCTCTGAGCTGTTTTATCTTATCCTCGCCTAAGCCATCCACTGAAGCCTCAAGGCATAAGACAACTCTCAGGCCATCCAGAGCTTCAGCGGTACCTTCGAGATTAAGTTCATCGTAGGCTTCCGTAAAGGCCTTGGCAAGGCGAACACCTATGGGAACGTCATGTTCCATTGAAAAAACCGGCGTATAGCCGGGGCGAGAGGGTTGATGGGCGGGGGCCCGAAGGCCCCCTCCTCGAGGGTCAGAACTTGCGAAGGACGGAGCGAAGTTGCTCCATCGCTTCAACGATCTCCTTGGCCTCAACAACCTTGCCGGTGCGAACGGCTTGGTTGTAGGCTTGCTTGAGATCGACAAGCCGTTCGAAGGCAGCCCTGGTGTAGAGCTCTTCGAACTCGGTCCTTAGGTCAGTGACCATAAGATCGACTTGCCACTCGAAGTGGGATTCCCAGCCTTTGTGTGCGAAGTTTTTCGGGTCGCACTCAGAAACATGCTGGGAGGCATATCCCATAAGGCGTCCGATAGCTTCGAGACGTTGCTGGGGGGTTTGGTTACCCATGTGAGAGACCTGGCCTATGGCCAGGGCGGGGTTGACACCACGGGTGTGGACGTTGCTACGGCAACGGCTTAGGTATGACCTAAGCACCCGTGAACCCTCTCGAACCCCTGAAATGGTGCGGGTACGGGTCATCAATTCCAGACCATGTACCCCATGTCACCTATGTAGGGGTGGGAGGCCCCGAAGGGCCTCCTTGTTGCTCAGGCGAGGCGGCAAGCGATGGCAGACCACCAAGAGCGACGAGCACGACGGTCGTACTCTTCACATACAGCGATGTAAAGATCCAACTGCTGCTCGTAGCTCAGGATAGACGTAGCGCACGGCCCTAATCCCGTCTGTATGTACCTCTTCAGGGTGGCAGTCCTGAGGTATCGGAGGTACATAAACCGCGGGCGGTTATCAGTGGTGTACCACTGATCCTGAGCGCGCCTGTTGTTGGAGTTATTCTCCATGAGAACACCTGGCGTATAGCCAGGGCGAGGGTTGACACCGGACACGGACACCGCTACGGCGGTGGTGTAGTGTGTGAATTACACGTCCGGTGCTAGTTCTCATCCCTCTGAGATGACGTGGACGCAGGCCATCGATTCCAGACCCTTGTCCCATGCGTCAGTGTTGAGGGTGGAGGCCCCCGAAGGGGCCTCCTTGTTGCTCAAGCGAAGAGGCGAGCGATGGGATACCACCAAGAGCTACGAGAGCGTCTGGCACACTCTTCACACGCGGCGTTGCGAAGAGCAACCTGCTGCTCGTAGCTCAGGGGGTACGAAGCCCATGCCCCCGATGCCAGGTCTTCTCCACTCAACCTGATGTATGCTTTCAGGTTGTGGGTGGTGAAGTGCTGGAACATTGAGCTGCTAACTTTGCTGTTAGCCATGGTGAGAACGCCTGGCCTATGGCCAGGGCGAGGGTTGACACTGGGTGTGGACACCGCAAGCGGAGGCGCAGCTGTCAACCAGCTGTGCACCCAGTGCCAGTTCTCATCCCTCTAAAAACTTTTAGAGTCGATCAGGGCCCTTTAACCCCCCCTAGGGGAGTCGCATAGAGGTACTCTGCTCTGCCCCCGCCGCGCGTGAGGGGTATTGGTGTTTGCGGTGGAGGGGGCGCACGCACTTATTTTAGCATAGGTGGTCAAGGGAGGGTGATGGGGGTTAGGATAGTGGGAGTGTGGTGTGTGGTTGTGAGCAGGTATTTAGCGCCGATGACGGTGGAGTATGGGGTGAGGGGTGGGAGAGCAGTGAGTGAGGTAAATGAGCCTGGTTTTGCGTGGTTAGAGCAAGAACCGCATTGGCTGTTGATTGAGGATTTAATGGGTGGGACATATACGATGAGGAAGAGGGGGATAAAGTATTTGCCGCAGGAACCAAGGGAGAGGGATGATTGTTATCAGAATAGGTTAGCGAGATCAGTATGTCCGCCGTATTACCAGAGGTTGGAGAGGATGTTAGCGGGGATGCTGACTAGGAAGCCTTGTAGGTGCATAGATGTTCCAGACAAGACATCGGAGGAGTTATTTGATGTAGATCAGCAAGGGAATGATTTAAATGTATGGGTATATGAGATGGCAAGGAAGATGATTAGGTATGGGCACGTGGGGGTACTGGTTGATGCACCAAGGGAGGGCGGCCGGCCGTATTGGTGCTGCTATACACCGAGGGAGATTTTAGGATTTAGAACAGAGGTTGTCGATGGGAAGCAAGAGATTTCGCAGCTGAGGTTAATGGAGACCGTGATTGAAGCTGATGGAGATAGTGAGTACGGCGAGCAGCAAGTGGAGCAGATTAGGGTGTTAACAAGAGAAGGCTGGCGACTGTTCCGAAAAGACAAAAACAATACGTATCAAGAGCATGATCAAGGCTCACTAGACACGAAGCTCGAGGGCAAGATCCCTTTTGCAGTTGCGTATGCTAACCAGCATGGGATTTTGCGTTCTCGACCTCCATTAGAGGATATCGCAGAGTTAAATTTGAAAGCTTATCAGGTTCAGTCAGATTTGGATAACCAGCTGCATGTTAGTGCAGTGCCATTGCTGGCATTGTATGCGTTCCCTACTGGAGCTGGGGAGGTATCAGTAGGTCCTGGGGAAGCATTGGCAATGCCTGAGGAGGCTCGTGCGGAGTATATCGAACCTGGTGGTAAGAGTTATGACGCTCAGTTTCAAAGGTTAGACCAGGTAGCGAAGCAAATTAACGAGCTTGGGTTGGCAGCGGTATTGGGGCAGAAGTTAACTGCTGAGACGGCAGAGTCTAAGAGAATTGACCGGAGTCAGGGTGACTCAACGATGATGATGATAGCGCAGAGCACGCAGGATATGATTGATAATTGCCTGAAGTGGCATGCAGCGTTGACTGGGCAAAAGGTTTCGGGCTCTGTCCTAATTAACCGCGACTTTCTTGGTGCGAGGATTCAGGATGAGGATATTACCGCTCTACTGCAGCTGTATAAGGAGAGAGTAATTACTCATTGTACTTTACTGAAGCAGCTGGCGCAGGACGAGGTGCTGGGTGATGATTTCTGCGTGGAACAAGAGGTCATAGATGCCAATAACGAGTCACGGTTTTTGAACAGGCCGTTGGCCCGAGAAGACATTGAGCTGTTGCAAAAACTGCACATGGAGGGGACTATCTCAATGGAAACCCTGGTTAATGCTTTGAAAAAGGGTGGAGTATTAGAGCCAACAGCGGCACCGGATGACATGCGCGTGGTTGTTGGAGCTCATCAAGAAAGAGAGTTTGTTCAAGCACTGACAGAATTGTGTCGAGAGAATATCTTAAAAAGAGAAGATGTGGTAAGCATTCTTGTAAGTACCAAGTATTTCCCATCGGGCTTTGAGGAGAAATACAAAGCGCCGACAGATGAGGAGATTGCCAAGAAGAGGCAGTATGAGCTAAGCTCTTCTGAAATTATGCAGCCAAATGCCCGAGGAACACGAAACCCTTCAACAGAGCAACGAAGCCCTACAGAAGAAGAACAGCCAACTAATAGGCGAGCTCCGTGCAGCGAAGGCTCAGAGAGTACCTGAGGGTGTCAATGTAGAGGAACTGCTGGAGTTTAAGCGCAAGGCTGAACAGGCTGAGCTTGAGGCTAAGGGACAGTATACGCAGGCGCTACAGGCACGAGAGCAGCAGTTTCGTGATGCCACGGCCGAGAGGGACAAGCGCATTGCTGAGCTTGAGGCTAGAACGCGTGAGCTGGAGATTTTAAGTCCTGCCAAGAGCGCGCTGGCAGAAGTAGTTCATGATCCAGATGTGGTGTTGCAGACCAAGCTGAAGGTGGAACAGATCGAGCGCGAAGCCGATGGATCTGTGGTGGTGGTGAATGGCTATGAGCGCACGCCGGTTCGAGAGTGGGCGAGGAGACTACCGGATTGGATGCAGAAAGCGCCCAGAGCACAAGGCAGTGGAGCACCGACTGGACGTAGTAATGCGGCACAGCTACCACCTAACGCGAAGAACCCGTTTAGCAAGGAGGCGTTCAACCTGACGGAGCAGCACCGGCTGTTCAATACTGATCCGGACTTTGCGAGGCGGTTGCGCGATGCAGCCAGGTAGGTGCTATAATGCCGACAAGTGCTCAGAAGGCTGCGCCGGAAGAGCTAGGGCTGCGCCCACCGTACCACTAATTTCTAATCGTTATGGCGGTTTTGCGTGGTGACGTAGTCATCCCGGAGCTGTTCAATCCGTATCTTATTGAGCAGGTCACGACCCGTGATGCGTTTTTGACTTCGGGTGTGGTCATGCCCATGGAGGCATTAGACCTGACGGGTGATGGCGGTGACTTTAGGCATGTGCCGTTTTGGAAGGCGGACCTAGACGGCGACTTTGAGGTGATGACTCAGAGCACTCAGTTGACGCCGGCAAAGATCGAAGCCGATCAGCATATCGCGGTGGTGTTGCACCGCGGGAGGGCGTATGAAGCGCGGGATCTGGCCAGTATGGCAGCTGGATCAGACGCAATGGCTGCTATTGCGCAAAAGATTGCGGCGTTTGTAGCGCACCAAAGGCAGAAGGACCTGTTGGCCTGTTTGGCTGGGGTGTTTGGTGCAACAAACTCGACGGCGTCTACTGATGCGTTTGCTGACCTGAGAGTTGGCAGTACAGCGTATGACTCGATGTCACCACGAGTAGTAGTTGATGCCCAGAATAAGCTAGGCGATCATGGGGATAAGTTGACTACAATGGTGGTGCACTCTAGTGTGTATTACGACCTAATGGAGCGAAAAGCACTGGATCGAGTTTATGATGATAAAGGTCAAAGAGATAGTGCTGCCAGTGCGGGCCAGACCTCTGGGGCATTTACGTCATCGATCGGGGTCCCATATTTTATGGGCAAGCGCGTGATCGTATCTGATGATGTGCAGACTCGGGGTTCTGGAGCTAGCAAAGAGTATGCGGCGTATTTCTTTACCCAAGGGGCGGTTGCTTCAGGGGTGCAAATGGGATTCCGACTAGAGACTGCGCGGGATATTATGGCGAAGTCTGATGCCATGTCTTTCGATCTGCACTATATCTACCATCCAATGGGCGCTAGCTGGAAGTCGACTACGGTCAATCCTACCCGTGCTCAGCTAGAAACCGTCGGCAATTGGGAAAGGAAATACGAGGTCAAGAACATCGGTATTGTCCGTGCTACTACCAAGTCCGTTCTAGACAGCTAATCTCATGCCATCTCGATTCGAAGCTATTGCTGGCACTGCTATCGGGTACACTGCTGGTACTGGGGCCAGTGTTGAGCAAGCGAATAACAAAACGACGGAAGTCACAATCAACGCGCCTAGTGGCGAGATTGTGACTGATGACGCAGATCTTGCGACGACTGCTAGGGCGACGTTCAAGGTTAACAACTCGTTTATGAGGGCGCATGACTGCGTCATTGTCAACCATGCGTCTGAGGGAACCGGGAATGCCTATTTGGTTTATGCGCAAAACTTTGAAGAAGGGGCATTTCATATTACGTTGGAGAATATCACAAGCGGAACGTTAGGAGAAGAGATCAAGCTGTCTTTTGCGATTATTAAAGCAGCGAATAGCTAGCCGTGGCCTCGGTTTTTGAGCTGGTTGCGGGAAAGGCGATAGGGTATGCAGCAGGCTCTGGTGGCTATGTAGAACAGCCAACCAGTAAGTCTACTGCGGTGACAATTAATGCACCGTGTGGTCGCATTAAGACCGACGATCAAACGCTAACAGCACTTTCTCCAAGCAGAAGGTTTAAAGTTAACAACTCTTTTATGTCCCCTGCTGACTGTGTGATTCTCAATCACTCTGCTCGTGGAGCGCAGTCAGGGTATGTTGTGGATGCCAACTTCTTCGAAGAAGGGGCATTTCATATTACGGTGCAGAATGTCGCCGGTGGCTCGTTGTCGCAGCATATTGACATCAACTTTGCTATTATCAAGTCTGCGATAGAGTGAATCAATGGCGACTCGATTCGAAGCTATCGCCGGCAGCGCAATCGGGTACACCACCGGATCTGGTGCTTCCGTTACGCAGGAGACGGACAAGACGACTGCGGTTACGATCAATGCGCCTTGTGGACTAATCACGTCGGCCAATTCTCCGCTTACGGCTGGGCAGAATAATTCATTTCAGGTCAACAACAGCTTCATGAGTGCCAATGATGTCGTGATTGTTAATCACGGGGTTGGGACAGGAGCGAATGACAATGCTTATTACGTCCATGCGAACACTTTTGCGGATGGTCGTTTCCGTATTAGCATACTGAGCATCAGTGCTGCTACAAAAAGGGACGCGGTTGATATAAGCTTTGTTATTTTAAAAGCTGCGAGGGATTAGCAATGCCAACACGCTTTGAGACTATCTCTGGCAAGGCCATAGGGTACCCGAAAGGCTCTGGTGGGCAGGTTGAGCAGCTTACCAGTAAAGAGACAGCAGTGACGCTGAATAAAATCTGTGGGAGGATTAGAACTCATAACTCCCAGATTAACGGGAACGCAAGGAAGACCTTTAGGGTCAACAATAGCTTCATGAAGGTAGGTGATGTAGTCATTGTCAACCATGCGGATGGCGACACAAGTCACACCTATACCTGTGACGTGCATGACCACAGCGATGGCTTTTTCAAGATAAGCATGCACCTTGCGCCTGGGCCTAACCGGGCACAGCATATTGACATCAACTTCGCTATCATTAAAGGTGCGAGATCGTGACAGTACCCACACCAGTTGGAACGCCAGGGGCTGAAAACGCTAACACCTACATTGCGCTGGGTAACGCGGATAACCCAGCAGAGGGCACTGCAGAGTATTTTGTCTGCTCTATGGTTGAAAACAATGATGTAGTGACGTGGAATAATGCGGAAGCCACTAGCAGGGATCAAAAGGTTCGCGCGCTTTTTGCTGCTGCACAGCGTTTAGATCGTGAAAATTACCTTGGCTATAGAGCGAGTGAGGACCAAGCTTTAAAATGGCCAAGGAAGGGCGTGTATCGCCCTCAGATTACTTCTAGTATTTACGCCACCGGGTTTCTTTACTATAATCGACGTGCTGTGTTTGAAGACAATGAAATCCCTCAGGAGATTAAGTGGGCACAGGCTACGCTTGCTGTTTACCTAAACGCCAACCGTGATGGGATTGGCTTGTCAGGCCTGGAAGACTACAGAAGAGTCGAGATTGGCGAGCTTACGGTGACACCGCGACACTACGGCGCGGTGGGGATAGACCGGATCCCGCCGATGGTACAGCACTACCTAAGGGGGCTTATAATCGGTGGACCTGGGAACGTTTCGGTAAAACGAGCATGATCGGACCTGAGATCTTTATAGCAGGCGGCGAGTCGATTACCGATACTGAGGAGCATGCTGGGCGGTTTTGGGCTGTGTATTTTAAAGAAGACACGGTTATTGCTGCGCTCGACTCTAACCTGACAGGTAACACACAGGTAGCAGAAACCTGGAAGACAAACTCTTGGTTGTTTGGTAAAATCAATAGCATCACTTTAACATCTGGCGCATGTGTGGCGTATAGACTCTGATGGCGCTTGCTGCATCGCTACAAAAGGTTGCCTCTAAGATTGTTGGAGTGTTTGGCAGTGACGTGGATGTCGTAATTTCCGTTGGCGCCGCTGTATACGATGTGGCTACTGGTACAGTAGCTCCTGGAGGAACGGACACGGTAATAACTAAAGGCGTGTTTAGCGAGATCAATATGACTGAGGTTGGGTTACGGGTAAACTCTAATAGGCGAGAGATGGATGGCTGCATACAAGCAGGTGATCGCCGTCTGATTGTCTCTGCTGGCGGTGATCTTGATGGGAAAACCGTAACAGTAGATGACACAGTAACCATCAAAGGCGAAACCCACCAAGTTATTGGGGTGACTACGATTGAGCTAATTAACCAGCCGATTACTTACGAACTGATCTTGCGGAACTGATGGCTAGAGTAGAGTTGAGCCTAGAAGAGCTGGCCGGTTACATTGAAAGGCGATTCAATGAGGTTCTAGATGCCGGTGTGAATGAGGCAGATAAGAGATGCAAGGAAAACACGCCAATTCAATATGGATATTTAATGAACAGCTGGATGATGGGGGAGAACACCCATCAAGGAAAACCAGAAAGGGCGGGTAGACTGCATCCCAATGTTGAGAGTAGGTTTAGGACCCGTAGCACAGCTCCTCCTATTGCTTTCACTCCGGACAAGGCGCAGGGATCTAAGGCTTATTTGCCTGATATTAGCGAAATAGCTCGAGATGCCGGTACGTTACATGAACGAAGAAATTTAATCCCAGACGCCCTTGGTTTAAGTAGGCATGATTCTCTTGTCGAGGGTATTGCTAGCTTTGGTGAAAGTACGGTTGGTCTTAATGCTCCCACTTCGGGTCAGGCCCGACAGGTTGAGCCGCACATAGGCATGGGGGATCTCTATAGCGAGAAAAGAAGAAAGGACAAAGCGCGTAAAGCAGAAAGACGAAGGCGTTTTGCAGCTCTTTCTGATAAAGAGAAACTAGAGTTAATAACAGAGACAAAAAAGCAGCACAGAGAGTATCAAGCGGATAGGCGAAGGCGTTATGCAGCCCTTCCTGATAAATGGAAGCGGGAATTTGGGTATCGTCTTCTTGAAGACAGGCCACATGGAACAAGTCCAATGTCTAAGGGTGATATAAATATGGGAACAGTAAGGGAAGCAGCGTGGAGAGAAAACCCTGAGGGTATGGCTATGGCTTGGTCTCAAGGGCAACGTATGACTGAAAGTGAAATGATAAGCGAAATGACTTTGGGCTACTTTGGCCGTAATATCCCCAAGCATAACCGCATAAATTACAAACGTGCGCGGGCAGGCAATGTTTACTATGTGTTTAATAATGCCGAGTATGCTGAGCCTATTTTTACGGGAACTAATTTGCCTCCAGGTTGGTTGAAAATTAAATACTCTTATCTTAAAGGAGGGGCTGCCAGAGGTAATGGGTATGTTCCATTTACAGTTGCAAAAGAAGTGGCTGCATATATAAATGCATTAACCGCTCGTATAGGAAGGGTTTGGAACCCGGTGGCCCCAGTTCAAGGGGAGCTTTTCCTTGACAAGAGCTACGCTGGTCCTGGAACCAAAGGGCCTGGTGGGCGGCTTCGTGATTTTGATCACCCAAGAGCGGACTTAAGCAGTCCTCTAAGCCTTGGAGAATCTAGATTTATAGATAGTGGCTATGGAACGATTAAAGGCGGCAGAGAGCCTGGAGACATTCCTTTGTTAAGCGATATCTTTGACGTAGAGCCAGTTGACGTTGGTGATTTGATTGATCATTCTGGAGAGGCTTTTGGTTTTGATTTAGAAGATATCGACATTAGGGGTCCTGTTAGAGATCCTAATGCGTTTAAACCGCGTAGGCGACTATGAGCAATGCTGTCCGTAAGTTTATCGAAACCTGGATTCATGATGCTGTAGACGCTGGCAAAATTGTTACCGGCTGGACTTCGGTGACGAATGTTTGCTGGCCAAACGTTAAGTTTAAACCCCCCAACAATGCTGGCTGGATTGGTCCTACGGTTACATTCTCTGCCAGCTACTATTCAACGCTAGGCCGTCGAAATGACGACACAGGGTTTATCAACGCTCCATCTACCACTGATCCGAGCGAAGCTCATCTTTTGGTAGAGAAAAGCGGCGAACTAATCCCTCCGGCTGGGTTCAACAAGCAATACGGAACACTGTCTATTATAATTAGCACCCCGACTTGTACTGGTGCTGGTGAGAACAAAGAGATCTCGGATAAGTTAGAGCGAATGTTTGACCGGCAGACGCCAGTGATTCCGTGTCCGCCGCCAGCGCGTGGTAACCTTGGTGTTATTTTTTTTGACCCAGCGATCGGGCCCAGCTCCGTTAGGGAAGCTTCGCCCGAGAAGGCGTTTTTCCAAACGCGTTTGTTTGTGCCATTTTCGGCTTACCTGTTTTAGACTAGGGCTTAATGGTCGTTTGGTCTCATGGCAGGCGTTCTAGGCACTCCTATCTCTGGTATCGCTGGGGCGCTGTACTATAGGCCTGCGGGGACCTGCGCGAACTTTGTGGAAGGTGACGTAACCGTTGCTGATGACGACATTCGGCTGCGGCCGTACTTGGGGTTTTTGGCCAAAGACCCAATTAGGATGAGGATTATTAATGCAACAACCGGAGCGACCGTAGCTCCCGCGGCGGGTACAAACGTTTTCCCAGCAGGGTTTACTGATCCCAACACAACCACTCATTACGTTCAGGCATTTGATGAGGCTACTGGCAAGCTAAAGATTTCTACTACACCCGGTGGTGCGGCAAGCACCATTACTGATGACGGGACTTTGGCTGCTGGGAATCTGTTCCAAGTCTATTACTATGGCACTGATAGCACCGGTGGCTATGACGTTATCGGACAAGTTAATGGCTGGAATCTGGAGGTAAGTCGTGATGAAATCGAGGTGACAACTATTAATAACCCTAAAGGTAGGAATGCCCCTTTCCGTGAGTATATTTCAGGATTTGCGACGGCTTCTGGCTCTGCGTCTGTATACGTTACAGAGGAGGATGATCTTCTCGCGGGTCGCATGATTCAAGATACATTGCGTGCCGTGCAAGGAGGGTGTACAATGAAGCTTTATATCGACAAGCAAGGCGATGAAACTTTGAGTCGTAGCATCACGGTCCCTGTTGTCCTTACGTCCGCGAACCGGAGCGTTGCCCCTGGCGAAGCGCAAATGGTAGAAATTAACTTCCGGGCATCTGATCAACCTGTTTTTGACCTTACATCCTAATGGCCACTCCTACCCGACTGTCAGCCCTTGAGCAGCTTAAGAAAGCTGCCAACCTTGAACGCACCAAAAAGGTCGTCGTTTTGAATAGCGGCGCGCAATTTGAGTTTTACAGTACTCCATTAACGATGGCAGAGCGCGACCGTGCTCTCCGTCTTAGGAATGCTGACAAAGGCAGTGACGACGACAACATTGGTTTTGGCCTGCATGTTTTTGTCATGAAGGCAACAGATGAGCATGGTCAACGCTTGTTTCAAGCGGGGCAAGTGCCAGAGCTTAAACATGAAGTGCAGCTTACTGACCTTTTGGGTCTAATTAAAGCTGTGCTCAACGACGAGAGCGAGCTGGAGGAAGTTGACCCAAAATCCTCAAGCAACAGTTAAAGCGAGATCGCCATCTGCAACTGCAGATGAGTGTAGCCAAGGAGCTTGGGTACTCCTTGGCTCGGCTGACCAAGGAGATTTGCTATGAGGAGCTCATCCTGTGGGGGGTTTTCTTCGACCTTTATAATGAGGAACAGGAAGCGGCGGCCAGACGTCGTCGGCGGTAGATGACTCAAGAAGCCCATGTAAGAATTAAGCTTGACGCACGCGATGTCAAAGCTAATGTCCGCAACTTAGCGGAAGATAGCAAAAGGGCAGCTACAGAATTACAGAAAACACAAAAAGCAGCAGCGGGAGCTGCAGGCCAACTAAAAAAAGTAGAAAGGCATACTCGTCTAACAAGCAAAGCTTCGAATGTCGCTACTCAAGGAATAAATAGGCTTGGTCGAGCTCTTGCGCATATTGCAGCGTTTGCAACTGTTGGTTTTGGGCTGGCAAAAGTCACTACCGATCTTCAAGAACTTGATACAAACTTAAAGCGTCTTGGTACAGTTGGCGGGGATGTACCAAAGGCAGACAAGGCGCTCGGTCAGCTGAGCCAGCGCTTGGGCGGGGTAGCCAATAAGGCGGAATTGGCAGCGGCTGCTTACCAGGCGATGTCTGCAGGGTTTGATAGCACTTCAGAGGCAATCCAAGTAGTTGAGGCTTCGGCAAAAGCGTCCGTGGGTGGGCTGGCCGAAATGTCTGAGGTTGTCAAAATTGTTGCTGGTGCGCTCAATGCATATAACTTACAAGCCAGCCAAGCAATTCAAATCACTGATACGATTAGCAAGACTATTGAAGATGGCCGAATTGAGTGGTCTAATTATACTGCTCAAATGGGGCGTGTTATTGGTACTGCTGCATTTCTTGGGATTAGCTTTAATGAGCTTAATGCTTTTATTGGAGCGGCGACGAAGAATAGTGCAACAGCAGAAATTGCCTTTACTGGCCTTAGCTCTGCGTTAAACACTTTACTTAATCCGTCAGGGAAGGTTTTAGAGGCCGCAAAGACTTTAGATATTAACTGGAGTGCAGCAGGTATTCAAGCAGAGGGATTTGGAAATCTACTTGTAGAGTTGGCTAAAAAGTCAGAGACCAACAAAGAGGCTGCTGCACAGCTTGTTGGTTCACAGAGAGCGATGCGGGGGGTGTTTTTGGCAGCGAAGAACGCTGGGGCCGACTACACAGAGATACTAGAGACACTTGGGGATGCTGCCGGGAAAACCGATGATGACTTTGAGCAACTAGAGGGTAGCTTAAGCAATAAGCTAAAAGCACTAGATACGTCATTTAGAAACTTAAGCGAGAACATAGGGAGGCTGTTTAGCCTAGAGGTCAAACAAGACTTAGAAGAAGGGACTGGTTTGATCAATGCCCTGGCAACTGCCGTAGGGCAGCTCCCACGGTTTACAGCTGTAGCGACAACAGAGGTCGGGAAGTTTGCGGCTGCTTTAGTGGCCCTCAAGGTAGTTTTAGAAGGCATATTTAAATTGAATGTAGTTACGCTTTTAACTGGCGTGACTGCGAAGACAGTGCATTTTCAAAGAGTCATTAATGGGAAAACCGGAATAGTCAAGAAAAACATTTCCGCAATGGGTGGGTTTATAGCCAAGCTGAAGGTAACAACGAAAACAGCCACTGGACTAATTGGGAAGGTAAAAGCGCTATCAGGAGTCCTCGGAGCGTTAGCATTGAAGTTTGGGCTTATAATTATTACAATTAAACTTGTTTTTGATGGTTTAGGGCACCTGGCTAGGCTTGAGCAGCGTTTAAGTGCTATTAGAGGGCAGTCTGGCGCACAGTTCGTTTCTGATGCCGGTGGAGAGGCTCAATCGAGGGAAGAGATTCGTCCCAGATTGGCAGCTCGGCATGCGCGGTTAGCAAATCTAAAGGAGCAGCTAAAAGCTACTGATCCGGGGCAATTAGTTTTTAGAGACAAGCCACCCGGCATTCCAGGAATTCCTGGGTTTTTGGAACCCGCAGTAAACCTGCCTTTCCAACTTTTTCGCGGCGCTATTCCAGAGCTTGGGAGAATGCTTCAAACGTTTGGAGAGGCCTATGATACAGATCATACCCCCCCGGTCGGGAAAGGCTTGCACAGGCTTGGCCGCTTGCCCTTCAGAGCCGCCAAGGGGCTCGGACGTTTGCTCACTAATGTAGGAGTACCGGACGCTATTGTTGGAGAAGGGGATGATGAAAACAGAGCAAGGCTAAAAGCGTTAATCGCCCAAGAAGAAGACAGAATAGCAGAGTATGTAGCCTTATATGAACGCACTCCTTACAATACCATTGCAGATAGAATAGCCGCTGATAGAAAGCGTAATAGGCCTGTCCCCATCCCTGATAAGCCTATCGAGCCAGACTATGACCTGGCCAGACTGCTTATTGATGCAAAGTATGCCCGGTTAATCAGAGATCAGAATACTGCTATCTTTCAGAGAAGCCTCTATGAAATAGGAGGCCCAGCCGCAGAGTATGGGAAAGACTTTCGCCCCGCCCTGGAGTTTACTTGGGAAAAGGATGAAAAGACGGGAGAGATACTTGGGCCAGCGGTCCAAGGGTATAGGACCCATATATTGAGGTTCGAAAGAGATAGAGACCTTGAAAAATTAAGAGTAGGAGATCTTTCGCCTCAAGAAGAAGAGGCAAGGGCTACGATTAGGCTTGCCAAGTACTCGGCTGATCTTAATGATCTTATTACCGAAGCTTACAAAGCCTCCCAAAAGAAAGAAGAGGAAGCCATAGAAAGTGCAGCAACAATTCAGGGCATTTGGCAAGAGCTCTCGGATCGGCTTGATTTAGCACAAGCAGAGCTAAAAGGAGGAGAGAAAGGAAGACTTGAAAAAAAAATAGAGATTTTAACTAGAGACACAACAAAGGATATTCTAGATGCCGATCCAACCGCTGATGTCTCTAACGTAGAAGCCATTGTGCGCAATTTACTCACAGCTGAGAATGCTGTTGACAACCTTAAAGACAAGACAGATGCCTGGAAAGACGCTTTGGAAAGCATCGCTACAACACTAAGCGATACCTTAGTCAGTGCATTTGATGCTGCTGTTGAGGGCACTGAAAACTTTGGCGAAGCGCTAAAAGCTCTTGGTGCTGAACTGTTAAAGACCATTGCTAAAATATTGATCATGCACGCAATTAGTGAAGCCCTTGGCGCATTAGGCAGTGATGGAGAAGGCGAGCCAAAAGGGGTTCTCACTTTCCTGTCTGAGGCGTTGAAACCACGTGCTGAGGGCGGCCCAGTCGAAAAAGGCATTCCCTACCTAGTCGGCGAGCGCGGTCCTGAGCTATTCGTCCCTTACCAGTCTGGTCAAATTGCCTCGTCCGAGCATACAAGCAACATGTATCAGGGAGGTGGCTCTAGTAACACAAGCAACATGTATCAGGGAGGTGGCTCTAGTAACACAAGCAACATGTATCAGGGAGGTGGCAAAGTTATCCTACCCTTTACTAAAGGCAGCGGAGACATGACAGTAATGGCACTAGAGCAGCAAAGCCAAGAAGCAGTTCCAATTCGGGTTATGTACCAATCGCAGGTGATCAATAACGTCGAGTATGTCACTGCTGAGCAACACCGCCGCGGCATGGCACAAGCAGCGGAACAAGGACGTGCGCTTACCATCGACGCGCTTCAAAACTCGGTCAAAGTTCGGAAGAAGGTGGCGATCTAATGTTTAAGTTCGTCAATTACATTCATCTGCTCACGACTACATACCGCTACCAAAACTACTCCGTTAATCAAACACGAACATACTCTGGCAACGATTACAGCTTTCTTCCGTTCGGCGTATCTACTGGTGCAGGAACAAAAGGCGGGGATCGCTCTAGTACTAGGCTGGTTGTTGGCCTAAACCAGATCAGCGTAAACATATTCGCCGAAGCGGTGCAAAGTCAATGGCAACTAGATTTAAAAACGGTTAGTCTCGATGTCACTGATGATTCAGACGATGCTTTAATCCGTTCTGAAGTATGGCGAATCGCCAGTTACAGTATAGATACCACTCGTTTGATTTTGACTCTTTCCTCTCCTTTAGATGCTGCGGCATCAGACGTGCCCCGGCGCTTGTTGACTACTGAACTGGTAGGAGCACTACCCACCAATGGTTGATTGGCGACGCTGGGTTGGATTGCCACATAGCTTTGGGGCTGATCCACGCGGGGGCGTGGGAGCTGACTGCCTGGTGATGACTTGGGTAGTGTTGGACAGCGCGAATGTACACCACCCGCCTCTGGACCCGCAATGGCTGGAGCTAGCGAGTGCAGGCTGCTGGGAGCGCCTAAGAGCGCTTTGGTGGCAAGGGACGAAGCCGTTGAAGGTGCCAGAGGAGCACGCTGTTTTTATGGAGCTGAACGGAGTAGGTGTTGTGGTAGACAATGGCAATTTGCTTGTGCATCACCGCCGAGGCGTTTGCTGGGTCCCACACCGTGCCTTAAAAAGCGTTCAGTACTGCCGGTTTAAATAATGCTGCTGCCTTCCGATCGCTACTTAGCGCAACTCTTGGGGATTAGTGATGAGGAATACGCTTGGTTTAAAGCGGAAGCAAAGAAGCGAGCAATGCGTGCACCACGACCTGCTGTAGTGTGTGGTAGTGCTGGAACAATTTCGTTAATTATCACGGCAGTTAAACTTGTCATCGCAATCGGGCTGCTTATCGCCAGTACGTTCTTTAAACCAAGCAGCCGAAAGTCGGCTGAGCTAGGGACGAAAGACAGAGGCGGACGTGCTGTTACCAATAACCAGCGATTCGCCCCAAGGTACGAGTTTGGCTCAACACAAGAAATCGCGACCTTGGGGTCTGTTATACCTATAGTTTATGCTTTGCGAGAGGAGATTAGCAGTGTTACCTATGGGGGCGTCAGAGCTAATGCAACTTTGCTGTGGTCCCAGCTTCTTAGCCTTGGCGGGTCGCAAATGCTTCGTGCAATCTTTTTGGTTGGAAACGGCCCTATTGCCAATATTGATGCTAAAAACTTTGCGTCAGGAGACAATACGCTAGCAAGCTACGATTTTGGCAGTGACGCAACAAATCAAGTTGGCGCCCGAATGTCGGTTTACGGACGGTATGCAAGTAATCTAGACAGAAGAATTATACCAGCAGACCGCATCTATGGACGCGCAGCAGATGAAGACGTGGGCAATACTGACAATGTAGTTTCTGACTCTGGTGTTTTTGGTGTGCGTGTGGGTAGCAGCGTGGTTCAAGATTTTTGTGCAACAAGGCGTCCAAGCAATCAGACGACATTCGGGGTGTACGGATTTTGTGGAAATGATTTTGGTATGAGACCGAACCCTGTCTTTGAGCCTAAGATCTTTCCACAGTTAGTTCCAAGAAATAGCGGTGGGGCTAGGGTAAAATGCGTAACAGATGAAATCAAATGGGCGCAACGAAGAAAGTATCAAGCCTTTTATGGCTGCCGAAGCGGCATCACAACTCAAGGGCTGGGAAGCGTTGGCGGGACAACAACATACAAGCTGTTTACATCGAGCGATAGGAATACAACGTTTGGCAGGGACCGTCGAGCGATTGATGACACAGGCGACTGGAGCATTACAAGAGACTTAATTGTCTCAGCGGCGGATGCAAGCGACAGTCTAAGGAATAGCCTTATAGATAGACTTACGCTAGACGTGGAAGCTGTTGAGTTTTCTAGTACGGTTGATGTTACATGGTCAGAGCCAACCGTTATAGACCAAGAAACTAACGACAGGAGCAACAAAGCCTATATCGCAGTTGAATTAACCTTTAACACGGCCTCTTTGTCTTCGGAGGAGCTTGAGTTACTGAAAAGAAGTACATTTAGAATCAGGCTTAGAAACCAGTTTACAGACGATGAGGGCATCGATGATACTATTACTGTTGAGCAAAGCCATAGGATTTTAGTTGACCAAAGCCTTGACTATGAACAAGAGGACCCTACGTCACAAGCAGATAATGTGAGCTTTTACAATCGGGAGTTTAATATAGGCCTTGTTCGTGGGACTCCGACATTTAGGTTTGATTCTGCAGAAACTTCCTGGACTAGCCCTACTACTTCTTATACCTTCGTTTATGTTAGCTGGTTTGGGACTCAGGAGGCCGTTATCGAAAGCTGCGATGATATAGCCAGTGTTGTTGCCGGACGACAAAAAACTTGGGACAATTCACTTATTGTAGGGGAGCTTTACAAGATTGGCAGCGGGCTTGCTGTTTGTACAAGCCGCACTGACGGGGCCTTTTCATCTGATGTTGATTTTAATCCAAGTGTTGCAGGCACCCCTGTTGAAGTAACTGCAACTTTTGAAACTGTACGAACAGGCAGTGTTACGGCACACACTCAAGAACGAATTGAGAAGGATGGCAGAACATGGCTCAATGAGCTTGAAAACACAAACACCGATCCACCGGGGGCGCGTCAAGTGGCGACGACTGGCGGCCATATTATGCGCTGTGCCATAGCAACTGTTTCTACCTCTAGAGCCTGCAAAGTGGTTGAGCTCGGGATTAGGTCGACACTAGGCATCGAGATAAGAGGGATTGCAAACTTTAGCACTGCCAAGGGATTTCGTGAATGCGACGAGCTTGCTTGCCTAAACTATGACCGTGACACTATTAGCCAAGGCGCTACATTCTATACAAACATTTACAGGTCAGACACGCTTTTGGCAAAAAGCGAGCGCTACAGTTTTTTTAGCATAGGCTACCGGATTGCAGGTGCAACAGGAGCTTTTACTTCTTTAAACAACATTTACGGAGCACGTGGCACAACAGCACAAGCCACCTTTAACTCTATCCAATTTAACATGCCTAGCGTTAAGCAATGGGAGTTCCAGATTGAACCGTTAACAGGCTATGAGGTGCGTAACAACAATCTTGGCAACCTTTATGTCTTAGACGCAACTCATAATTCTGGCACGACACAGACAGTCGCCGAGGTCGATAGCATCAGCGTTTCTTTCACTGGCATTCAAGTAACGAAAGCTGCAGATACGTTTGCAATTACCGTTGGGCGGAGACCTGCGACAAGCCCACCTGTTAATGATTTGGATTACCCAATAACTGATAGCCTCTATGCGAATGATGATTTATCGCTTATTGACACGTGGGGGAAACTAGCCGAATCATTTGTTTTTGAAGAGCTTAACACCACAGCTGATGGTGGCCCAGAGCACGAGATCGTTTATATTAACGAAATCGTTCCCAATGCAACAGCCCCGACCTACGACGACCTTGCATTGATCGGGCTCAATATCAATTCTTCGGTTGAATGGCAAGAGTTTTCTCAATTCAGTTGTTACGTTACTGGCGGTAAGACTTGCCGTAAGCTACGGGATAGCCTCTCTGTGGGAGCAACCCATCTGTTTCCTGATATTGCCCTAGACCTTTTGACCAACACTACATACGGCCGGGGTGACCTCATTACAGATAGCTTAATCGACCTTCAATCTTTTGAAGACGCTGCCGATTGGTGCTACACACGTAAGTACTTTTTTGATGGTCCAGTTGCTGATCAAGTCAACATCCGTCAATGGTGTGCCGACGTGGCAGCAACGCACTTACTGTTTTTTGGAGAGAGTAATGGCAAGTTCTTTTTAAGGCAAGCGATGCCGCTGACGGCTGTCGAGATCAAGGCGCTGTTTACCGCAGGGAACATCTTAGAAGATAGCTTCCAGCTGGAGTATTTTGACCCCGAAGACAGAGACCCAATTCGCGTGTCTGTGCGCTACCGAGAAGAACGCGTCTCAACCAACTTGGATAATCCCGGGATTTTCCCAGTTGTTAGAGAAGTACTTGTCCGAGAGGCTAGTGGGAGCGATGACGATAGGCTAGAATCGATTGATGTAAGTGACTACTGCACGACACGCGAACACGCGATTGACGCTGCAAAGTTCATTGTGAGGATGCGACGCATCCCTACGCATAGCATTCGCTTTGGGACTACACACGAAGGCGTGCTAATGGATCTGTCGCCTGGTGATTATATTAAAGTAGCCATGGATGAGACAGAGTACAACGAGTTTAACAATGGGGTCGTTACATCTGAAGGCGCACTTGTTAGCACTAAAGCGCTGGCTGATGGAACTCACACAGTAATTGCTTGGGACGGAGACGCTAACACAGAACCAGCCAGTACAACGCTAACGGTTGCTAACAGTGGCAAGACTGCTACTCCAACTGGCATCGTCTTTACTGTTGAGCAAGCGATGATGCAAGTGCGTACCTACCAAATTGAGCGCATCAGCCCGACCGAAGAAGGTTCGTATACAATAGAAGCAGTCCATATGCCAACCAACAGCAGTGATATTCTAGAACTCGCTGATGGGTTTGACACCGCAACCAACTGGACGATACAAGACTAATGCCGACTACATTCCCGTCAATTCAACCAACTAAACGTCGCTTTAGCGCTCCGATGTTTCCGACATCGTCGTTGGTTTCACAATCTGGCGTGACCACCCGCAGGCAGTGGGGCAGCAGGCCTAGCCGCGCGACTCTAGAGCTTGAGTTCAGCAACATAACCGATGCGAACGCCAGTGCACTCCTAAGCGCATACCACAGTGCGGAGGGCTCGTTTGACAGCTTGACACTGCCCGACATTGTGTTCAATGGCACAGATGCAACGCTCAAAACGTGGCTAAGCGGCAGCGCCACCGGTGCTGGGCTGGTGTGGTCTTTTACCGAAGGTAGCCCACCAACGGTAAACAGCGTGGCTCGTGGGATCCACGAAGTCAGCATTAGCTTGACGGCTGAGCTAAGATAAAGCTAATTGCACTCTCAGCTTGAGCGCCGTCAATTTCCCTAACATAAGGGTGCTGGAGTTTAGGTATACACCACCAGAACTTGGATCATATGTAGGGCAAGAGCCTTTAGCTAAGCCAGGCAGGTTAAAACTTGCATATCGAGATCTTAGTCATGCCGGTGCGGCTGAAATTATTACCACGTATGATCTGGCGACGGGTACATTAGGAGAACTAAAGCTTGATCCCGCCATGTTTTACCGCATGCGCACAGGAGGGCTGTCTAACTGGCTTGATGGCAGCTCTTTTGATGGTTCTTGGGCTTGGAGATTTAAGGCGCCACCAGTAGTGAAAAGTCACCTCTATAATGGTGGCAGTTTAAGCGTCGATGTTATTGTCCGCCTTGCACTTAGTCCCACCCCTCCAATAGGACCATGACTGTTAGAACAGGCCTTACTGCACAGTTATACGTCGACACTGGTGGCGGAACCTATGTAGATATAGGTAAAGTGACTAACTTTACGCTTACCTATACTCGGGAAGCGTTAGACACAACTGGCATTGGCGAGCGCCATCGCAGCTACCTACCTGGCATGCGTGATTGCAAAGGAAGCGGTTCATTGTTGTATGATCCAGACGATAGTGGAACCACCACAATAATGAATCATATTTTAAACGATGATGAGACCTTGGTGGGAGTTAGATTGGATTTTGACGCTACCCCTAACAGGATCACCGGCAACGCTGTGATTAGTTCAGTCGGAGCTGCCGTTAGTGTTGGTCAGTTAACCACTGTCTCAATTGAGGTTATGTTCTCTGGCAAGCCTACTGGTGACTTCTGATGGCCATTCTTGGTGCGAGTGGCATTTTAGAGCTTAGCCGAGACTGGCCCGCACCAATGATGTTGAGGCCTGAGGCACTTAATCTCACGACCGGTTCGCTAGCAATAGGAAACAGGGGGTATTGGACAGGCGATCACGTGCTTTTGGTCGCTAGTAGCGGTGTGCCAATTGACACCAATGGTGATGGGTACGCAGATAACCCGGAAGGTCATGGGTTTTACTTTGGTGGGACTTATGATCTTGGTCCAGCTAGGGCGCATGCAAGCAGCAGTTTTTATCAGTCAGACGATACTGCGTCGTTTTATAACACAAGTTCAACAACAGGTTTAACCAAGAGTAAAGACGCTTACATCAACATCAATGCGGCGGGGCGCGCCTTGCTCTACAACAAGCGAACATCGGCCTATAACGCAAATAGTGCAGACCTCGTTGTTATTGAGAATGTCAAAGTTAGCAATCTGATTGTCCTGCCATATAACAGTGATGCTGACTATATCAACGCAGCTGTATTGGCGGCAGGCCAAATTAGGAACACCGAGTTAGCCGCCACAAACCAAGAGCTTGATCCAACCCCCGATGGCATTACTAGCATTGCCAATGACCCCGATCGGCGTGGGTGGCTAATACAAAGTGACTTAACAAGCTGGGCTTTAAACATTGACGCCAGTACGTTGGACATGACAGCGATTGGTGAAGCCTTTGGTGAGAACACAAAGTCGCTGGTTCGAGGTTCTGGCACGCTTGAGTTTTTTGTAGACAATCGCAATCTCAACATTGAACAAGCTAGCCTTGTGCCGTTGCAACTCGTTTTGCTGGTAGAGCGTGGATCAAAAGCCAACGCCCGATTTTATTTATACAAAGATCGTGATCCTGCACTACCCAAAGTGAATGACTCTGTTTATTATGAGTGTGATATTTTGCTGTCTAGAACGCAGATCGACGTAAAAGCGGACACGGTGGTCACAGGGTCTGCGGACTTTGTGGCTACCAGCGAGATCGCACTCCGATTCGAACCATGATACACTTCATAGGTACTTAGTAGAACCCCATGATTTGCGATCTCAAACAACCCGGAACCACAGGCGCTTTAGATGACAAGAATCTTACAAAAAGTGAGTATTGTAATCAAATGATGGCCTTGATGGAAGCCATGCAAGACGTGGATCATACTTTTAAACTAAAACCCAATGGGGAAGCAGCTAACTGCAACGGAATCAAAGAGATGTTTTTGGCGTCTATCTCTCCGCTGCTAGCTGAAACAATTCGTCAGCTAACTAATAGCGAAGTAGCCTTGAACAATAGGCGTTTATCGACTGGTGAGTTTTGGAAGCAAATAGCGTGTCTAGCTAAACTAGTCCAGGCCGAAAGCCTTAACAAGCGCTTAGTTTATTCTTAAGAAACAATGCCTTCTCTTAACCTTGCTGACGACAGTGGCTCTCTGTATGACATCAACGTCACACAGGGTGATTATAGGTCACAGATCTTTGCTCTAACTGATTTAGTCCGACAAGCGTTTGGCATTGCCGCTGTAAGCTCTGGCAGTGGAGCGATTGTTGACCCTCTCACGGCGCCATTCACGCTTTACGTAAATCCCTATATCGGACAGGATACATTCGCGGGTGGGAGTTACAACACCTATGAAGCACCCACCGGGAGTACGGACTCTGCCATTATTGATGCGAAGCTGAAGCGTCTAGATAACCAGCGCTTAACATGTGGGTTTACGCCATACCGACCATTTAAAACGATTAACCGTGCGGTCATCGAGGCTGCAATCATTACCAGCAAGGATTGGTATACAATTACCGATCCCAAGGGGCACTTAGATTGCGTTTCAATTATCTTGGCACCAGGCGTACACACGGTCTACAACGACCCTGGGTCGGGGACAATTACGGACTGGACCGATAGCTACGAGCCAACCATTGCCGAGCTGATCAAGTTCAACCCCTCTACCGGTGGTGTTTTGCTGCCGCGTGGGTGCTCCTTAATTGGTCCTGATCTACGCAAGACGACGTTTCGTCCTAACTGGGTGCCAACCAATGCAGATGAGGCCAATGATCTTAGCAACCGCAGTGAGATCTTTAAGTCTACAGGTACTGGCTACTTTTATGGCTTTACCTTTATGGACAAGATTGGTGAAAACAGAAGCCATCACCTATTGTCCGGTTTTGGGTTCGCTAGCGAAGCAGAGCTAGATGCTTTTTACACCAAGGTAAACGACCATATTGGAACACCAGCAAATCTGAGTGCTGCGTTGACAGTAACCAGAGAAACTGAATATCAGATTGTAGGTCCTATTGATGATACTCCCGATGAAGATTGGGATACTACTCAGTCTGCTTCATCCTATATTTACAATTGCTCTGTACGTTCTGACTATGGCATGGGTGGCATCCATGCCGATGGTTCTAAGGTAGAAGGTCTAAAATCTTTCGTGACCGCTCAGTATACGGGGGTTTCTCTCCAGACAGATTTGAGCTGCTGGGAGCGCTATAGCAGCAACACCTGGAGCACGGTGCCTGATTACGCCACGTATATCTCTACTGATCCAAAAGACATAAGGATGAAGCCAGCACGCCGTAGCTGGCATATCCGCGCGATCAATAATGCTTTTATTCAAGCTGTTTCAGTTTTTGCTATTGGCCAAGGAGTGCACCACGGTGTTGCCAGTGGTGGAGAAATAACCATCACCAATAGCAATAGCACATTCGGCAGTTGTGCGGCGCTGGCTAGCGGATATAGGCGATTGTCCTTCGGATATGACCAAGGCTGGAGGATTGCTTATTTTAAGGTTCCATTAAATATATCAGATAATAGTATTATCGATAAGATCTATCTGGGCGTGGCCCAAAACTATGCTAACGGACAGAATCATTTAGACCTTCGGGAAGATCTAACAGCAGCCAGCGGCTCTACTTCGGTGCCTAAGCTGCTTGCAGACAAAGGCTATACCTTAAGAGAAGGTAGCTATATCTGGGTAGAGAACCCTAATGGCAGTGATTGGCGCGTACAGCTAGCAGCCAACGCATGGAGCACTAGTGACGCAAACAGGATTTTCCTCGTAGACAGTTTGCTGGATGCCATGGGCGATGCCCCGGGGCTTCTGCCTAATAGTACGACAAATCGCGTAATAGGGCGGCGCGTTTACATCCGTCGTCTTAGAGATACCCGCACCTTGGACGAGCTAAAACTTACTGTTGGAATGTTTGCTTCGTCTGCAGCAACGCGTTTTGCAGAAGAATACTTTATTCTCAATGGAGATACCAGTGCTGCCCTCTCCCTTTTGGCGACCGACTTTCCAGACAACGATCCAATAGCTGTAAGCAGCGTTGTGGCCGCAACGATTAATGCATCAGACTACACTGGCTATACCGTTGTCAAAGGGCAAGAGGTGCAGTTGAAATGCACAAATCCAGAACCGGCCTACGCCAATAACATGTTTTATCGCAAGGGTTCAACAGTTACTTATAGCGACAAGCATTTCACGGCACTGCGTGATGTTACTACGGCTTCCAGTGGTAGCCCCAGCGCTAACGATTGGGAAGAAAGCTATGTTCATATGCCTAGCGATTATAGAGGCAGCGAAAAGGCAGACAATCAGAATTACAGGCTGATTCTCGATAATGACACAGACAGTGCAGAAGACAGCACAACGCTTGGATTTAACTTTACTACTATCTGGACCATCAACAATCCCACAGGGCTTGCAAAATCAGCCCAAGACCAATATCGCAGCAGCAATGACTATCGCGGCGCTTTTGCCCTGCTAAGGGTGCTCGGCTTTAGCGAAACCGCATCTCACGCAGCCTTGAGACCCCGCAACGAAAGCGCCCGTATCAGACGAGTTAACGACACTACAGCATTTCCTACAGGACCATCAGGCGGAGCCGCATCTACAGGTGTTCGAGGGCCTTGGGCGATGGCATTCCATCGCCCATCGAACATCCGCTTTGTTGGCCATGCTTACGAGTGGGTCGGTACTCTCAATTACTCCAAAGCCTTACCCGGAGCACAACGCCGTCTAACCGCCTTGAATAAGTTCACAGCTTATTTCACCAACGAACTTGGTGGACGCGTGGTCCCGGAGGGGGCAAACGAAGATGGTTTTCGCGTTAGGAGTACCGGTATCGAAAATCCAGATACCGGGCAAATACGAACTCCTACAGCACTATCCACGTTTGAGCAAGTTCCAGTCAATGAGTTTCCAGCCGGCATTTCTGCAGGTGGGCTAAGCGTTTTTAACGACATCATTGTCAACGGTCGGGCAACGTTTACTGATGCTGCCAAGCTATCTTCCGCTAACAACCCACTAGGGCCAGTCGCACTGGCAACGCTAGACGACCTTAAAATTACGGCAATCCCCGCCAGTGATACAGCGATTTTAGACGGGAATCTTCCAAGGGTTGTCACAAACAAAGGTCTCCTCTACTGGAAAGACCATAGATCCTTGCTTAGCAGCACTGACTTTAGCTTTGAGACTGGCACGGATGCTAATGAAGTGCCATTTAGCGGCATGTTAGGCCGCATGGCTTTTATAGACGAATGGTGCGGGTATAGCCAGGGTGGTGGCAGTGTTACTCAGGCCACGAACAAAAGCACTGGGGTAACGCTGAACACGCCATGTGGCTCGATTACAACGCACAATGCAGCCTTGGCTGGGGGGACTGCAGTAGCATTCACGCTAACCAATGACCGAATTACTGAGTATGATGTTGTCGCTGTTAGCATTAAGTCTGGCGCAACAGCCGGAGCCTATGCTGTCAGCACTTTAGCTATAGCAGGTGGCTCAGTACAGATTGTTCTGCGCAACTTGACCAATGGTAGCCTCTCCGAGGCCGTCGTACTGAACTTTGTCCTAATCAAGTCTACTGTCAATGGCTATTAACGAAAAGTTCCACGACAAGCGGCCAGTCGTTCTGTTTGATCCGCGGGCGTCACAACGCATTGACCCAAGTTTTAGCTATTCACGCAATAGCGTAGGGACTTACGTAGACAAGAGCGGGATACTCCGGACCGCCGCAATAAACGAACCACGATTTGAATATGACTTTGAAACAAGTGAGTTTAAAGGCTTATTACATGAAATAGAATCAACTAATGATCTTAACTACTCTGGGCGCGTCGGCTGGGGTGGACAATGGCTCGTTCAAGGCACAACCCTTAGTGTGAGCGGGAATAATGCAGAAGCGCCAGATGGCTTTATGTCAGCATCAAGAGTAACATCTACAGCATCAGGGGTTAGTGCTGATAGGATTCTGGCATATCCTGATTTAGCTGATAACATTACTAGATGCTTTAGCATTTTTGTCAAAAGCGGTACGGTAAGTCAGTTCGAGATTCGGGCGCAATCTGTTGAAGCTCTCGCGACAATTGACATCGCAACTAAGACTGTAAGCAGCTTTAACGCATCAAGTCCACCTGAGTACGATAGCGTTGATTTTGTTGAGTTAGCTAATGGCTGGGTAAGGGTTTTATATAGAGGCAGACTTGATACTGGACTTGCCCTTCTTGTTCGCAGGGCCGGGACTATATACTTCTGGGGAGCACAAGTAGAAAATGCAGACTTTCACAGCTCTTATATAGCAACAACTGGAACAGCCGCCACTCGTGAGCCAGACCTCCTTAGTTTCGACGGCGCTCTGCCTGCTGCTGGATCTGCTTTTATCGATTTAGAACCGGTGAGCGCCAGTCAGGGCAACGCGCTTTTATCGTTCAAAAACAGTAGCGACCAAAAGATTGGTCTGGGGTACCTATCTACAACGGAGACCTACGATAGCCTTACATTAGTCGCTAGTTACCGTGGCAATCTTAAAACAGCACTGCCGTTGCTTGTCCCGGTCTTGGAGAGGGGGCGGCATTTGATTACTTACGGTACAAACAACTATCAATACGGAGAAGGCAGCGCACGATTTGCTGCTTCTTTAAGTAGCTATGTCCCATCCAACCTGAATCACCTTTCTATCGGGCATGACTCCACTGACTCAACGAACGCATTTAGTGGATACATCAATGCTGTCCACGTATGGCCAGGGGAAGTGTCAACAACTGTCGCTGAAACGTTGATGCGTCAAGAGCTAGACCCGGTTGATGCCGATATGACGCAGACTGCACCAGCAGGGGCATTGTCGATGATTGTGAACACACAAGGGACCGGAACTGCAGGAGCAGTCAGAATCCTTGTACCAGCGCGGAGTCCCAATCGTGACAATGACTTTACGGTGAACTGGGGTGACGGCACTGAGTCAACTTATACTGGCTCTGGAGATGCAATTCATGATTACAACACGCCTGGGATTTACTTTATATCTTTAGAAGGACAGTTAGGGCATCTCTTCTTTAATGACAACGGTCTTTCGCGCGACATTCTAGAGCTTGTTTCTTGGGGCACAGGGGATATGTACACAAGCCCCGCCACAATGGCTGGCGCATTTTATGGCTGTAGGCAAATGAGGCTGTCAACTAGTGCTCGGACTACAGCCAATCTTCCAGACACGAGTGCAGTAACAGGTTGGGCTCGTGCTTTCCGCGACTGCGAAGATATTACAGGCACCTTCCCTTCGTTTGATTTTAGCGCAGCAACAACATTTGAAGAAACATGGCGGGGGTGCCGGGAAATTATAGGCTTCCCTGATATTGGAGATCAATCACAAAACGTGACTGACTTCGACGCTGCGTGGAGAGATTGCAATAGCTTAACAACTTTCCCCACAATTAACACGTCAAGCGGAACAGACTTTAGCAATACCTGGCGTGGCTGCCGAAGCCTAACCAGCTTCCCTCCTATTGATACTTCTTCCGCAATTAGCCTCAGCAGCGCATGGTTTGATTGCGAACAACTAACTAGTTTTCCACTTCTTAGTACAGCAGCATGCACAAACTTGCAGAACACGTGGCGAGACTGCGAAAGGTTGACCAGTTTCCCATTGATCAATACCGGAGCCTGTACAAACTTTAGTTTCGCATGGCGCAACTGCCGAAACCTAACAAGCTTCCCTGCTATTAACACATCAAGTGGAACAAACTTTGCCGAGGCATGGTACGACCTTGAAGGTATAACACAATTCCCGGTGCTTAACTTTTCTGCAGCTACAGGGATGGGATCTGACACTGGTTATACTGGCTTCCGAAATGCATGGCGCAATTCTTCTAGGCTTGCTGATTTCCCGTCTGGCCGCTTTGGCACTACAACCTGCACACAATATCGCGCAGCTTGGACTAGCTGTGCTTTAACAGTAGCTTCAATTGAGAATATACTTGTTAGTATTGAGGCAGCGAACACTAGTAATGGTTTGCTTGGTTTGGACGGTGGCACCAATGCCGGCTACCAAGGCTGGACGACCGCTACCGTTGCTGCTTACAATGCATTAGTCACACGCGGTTGGACAATCGACCGCAATTCTGCCAATCCTTAATCATGGCCGCTACATACGATTTTACTCAGACAACCTACGTTGTCATGTACGGCACCCATCCAGACAGCAATCGTTTTATTGTCATTTTCAAGAAGTATACAGCTAACACTCAGCTAACCGCAGCTGATTACTTTACTGTCGAACAGTTTACGGATGAACAAGCTGCTCTAAATCGGGCCACAGAACTTGGCTACGAACCCGAAGAAGAAGAGCCTGGCCTTATTGACTAATGGTTGAGATATATGCCGCAATTGTTGCAAGTGTGATCGCGATTGGCGCCACTGTTGGTGGCGCTGTCATTAAAACAGGCAAAGATTCTAGAGAGTGTATCATTCGCCTAGAAAGCACGCTAAAAGCACAAGAACAAGTAATGAGTGGCATCCACTATGAGCTAAAAACTATCCACCAAGAAGTTAAAGAAGGGCACAAAGACCTAAGCATGCGTATTGACGTTAACAGCAAAGAGCTAAATGAACACAATAGCCGAATCGCCGTCGTCGAGACCCAATGTGTTAGACATGGAGTCTAACGCGCTAGCCAGCCATGCAAGACATGACCAGCACTGAGATCATGGCCGCGATCGGCATCGCCGCCTTTGCTCTCTCCGAGATCATTGCCTTGTCGCCTATGCGAGAAAACAGCATGGTCCAGATTTTGCTACGAATCCTCCGAGCGCTAGGCACTACCGAAAAAAAGAATGGCTGATGTCCAACTAGTCCAGCTGTTTCGGTATTACAAAGGTTTACCGCATCAGGACCAAGCAATCGCTGCCCTTGAGCAGCGCATGCTCAAGGTAGACCCTCACGTTTTTGAGCGAGACCAGCAGTGGTACCGGCTCTGGGCACCCCCAACTCAACCTGCCTTTAAGAACACATGGGAAGGCGTCTATCGCGTGGCGAAAGCCGCTGGTGCCAAATACCCTGAGGTTGTTGCCGCCCAATGGGCTCTGGAGTCTAGTTGGGGCAAGCACACTAGTGGGACGAACAACTACTTTGGACTGAAGGGATCTAATGGAACAACAGTAGGCACCAAAGAGTTTGTTGGCTCAACCTTTGTGCAGATCACTGATACTTTTATCGATTTTCCAACGCCGGAGACGGGAGTTAACTATTTGGTATCTCGCTGGTACAAAGATTCCGTTGCATTTCATGGAGTAAACCGGGCAGGCAGCCCGGAAGAATGCGCCGAGCTTTTGGTGAAAGAAGGCTATGCAACGGATCCAGAATATGCACAGAAGTTAATTCGCCTTATTCAGCGCCAGCACATTCTAAAAGTACCGTACGAGTATCAACTGGACAATGCATCTGGCACCGGCTACAGAGAATGCTTTTCTAGTAGTTGCGCCATGATCGCGCGTTATTACAAGCGCGTGGAGTCTGATGACCAATACAATTCCGTCCGAGCGCAGCACGGAGATACAGCGTGGAAACGCGCACAGATTGAGGCATTGAAATCACTAAACCTTCAGGCAGAGTTCACTATGGAAGGGACGGCCCAGCTTTTAGAGCACGAAATCGACGCTGGCCATCCAGTTGCTGTTGGTTGGTTACATAAAGGTCCAGTAACTGCACCTAGTGGCGGAGGGCATTGGTGTTGTTGCATTGGTCATACTGATACCGCATTCGTGTTTAATGACCCCAATGGTGAAGCTGACATGGTAAACGGTGGTTACGTTAAAACTGACTCGGAAGCTGGTTGTGGTGTCCGCTATAGCCGCAAGAACTGGCTAAAGCGTTGGGAGTGTGAAGGGCCAGGCTCTGGTTGGGCTATCCTTGTAAAGCCCTAGCCCCACTCTTGTGACCAGTCTTTCTTCAGAGTTTACGCAGTACTCCCTGGCACAGACAATTAAGGAATGCAACGATTTAGAACAGCTAAAGCGGATCGCCACTGCATTACTCGCACAAGTTGCTTCACACCGACAGTTGACAAAAACTCTAATGGAAGAGAGACTACACCTTTCGCCTTCTAAGAATGCTGACTGGCAACGATCTTCTCACTAAGACTAAGGAGCTTGACCGCGCATCTAAGACAGAACTCGTTCGTGCATGCGGCTACGTGTCTTCCAAGAAGGATGGCTCAGAGCGGTTGAACTTCACCGCCTTTTACGAAGCCCTTCTTAAGGCCAAAGGCGTCAGCCTCAATGGAAGCACCGAGGCTAGAGTCGGCAAGAATGGCCGCAAACTCAGCTACGTAGCTAAAGTGCAAGGCAACGGCAATCTTCTCGTCGGCAAGGCCTACACCGCCATCATGGACCTTAAGCCAGGCGACGAGTTTGAAATTAAGCTCGGCCGTAAAGGGATCTTCCTTATGCCTGTTGCAGCTAGCATCGAAACGCCTGTAGAGGAGGCTCTTGCCATGGCTTAAGGATCAGTAGCGGTGGCAGGCTAATCTAACGGCTGTACCTGGTGTGCATGATGAAATTGTATGTGCCCATACTTACCAAAAAACATAACAACGCAATCAGCCCGTCGAGATACAATCGTTCCCTGCCGCCACGCAAACCCTCCATCAGCGTGAAAGTACCCTTTAGCTTCCTGACCAACCTCGTACCGGTGAGACCAAGTCATGACGGGCTTTCGTAGCGTCTGACACGCAGCGAAACCCTATCTCCAAACAATTCACGGAAATACTCCATTCGTTCTCGTGCTAACCATTCGCTCCCACACGTAAGGCGGAACTCCCAGCCATTCTCCTTTTTTTGCTCTACAAGCCACACGTCTGGCTGAGGTCCAAGCGGCATCAGAGGTCTTCTATGTGGCTCCAGCCCCATACTACATTTGGCAGAAGTTCCATGTTTTCTTCGTAACGCTTTATAGCTTCCTCTTTGGTTGTGTGCTCACTGGAAACCTCATAGTGAGTGGCCCCCAGGTAAGCCATTACTAGCCAAGGCTTAGTCTTCGTAAGGGCCCAAACCCCTTTGTTAAAGCTCATGAGAAATACTCGGTGATTTAGTCATCAGCAATAGAATCGTGGCCTACAGTGGGATTACTCATGGCTACATCGGCGGGTACACCCATAATCACATCGAGAAATACGCAGTGATCTGGTCGCGGTATTCATCTTCAAAGGCGATCAGGATCTGATCACACTTATCTTTTGCTGCATAGCATTGCCGAAGGCCAGGAGTACCTTCCGGACGCTCTGGGGTGGGGTCTGCACCATCCATGATGTAGTCCGCCATTGCTTGGGCCTTGTCAGCACCTTTGACACAGGCCCTCGCCTCATTCTGTAGACGGTAAACAGCACCCCAGCGCTTCTCGTTCTTAGTCTCCTCAGCAAAGGGTTCAATCAAGTAGTCCGCATAGGCTGGTGGACGTCGACGATAAATCTGCTCAGCTGCATCAGACTTCTTCTTCGCGGCTACATAGTCCCGAGCGGCGGCCTCCTGGTACAACTTCCACTGACCGTAGGTGACACCTAAATGGCTGTAGCGCTGATATTCGTAGACCGCTTCCCGCCAAGGGCCATAGATCTTCACCGCCTCCCCTGTCCAGTTGCGATAGGGGCGCGCACCCGGGATGTACTTGTAGAAGAACGGCCGCAGGTTGTGAGTATCGCGCATCGGTGGCGCTTCATTGGGGATCAGTGCACCGTCGTAGTCACGGATCTGGTCCGCATCACGCGGATCTGGACAGAGATACAAGCCGGTGTAGCCGTCCCCGTAGCTATAGGGCATCCAAGGCATCCACACCCCGTTAATGCGCAGGTGCCTGAGCCGCCCTAGGACCCTCCGCGAAGCATTGGGGCAAACGACACGCAGCTCAGTCCCGCCCCCCCTGACATAGGACTCTGGTGTGATGAAGACGCGCACACCATCACCCATCCATTCGGGTACCTCGGGGAAGTCTCCTTCGCACCGGCCGCCATGCTCACCCTTCTTGATGATCTCAGTGCTGAAGGTGCCCTCGAGGCAGGCATCAATCATGCCCTCAGGTACCTCCGCACCGGGGCCTGCTGGGCGGGCTTGAGTGATGAGGGCATGGAAGCCACTGCTATCGGCAAACCCGGCCTGTAGCAGACCATCTGCCTCGCAGACGAACTCAAGGCGCGCCTCTCGAAGCTGGATCTCTAGGGTGTGGCCTTCATCCATGTCGCCGGTATCAACGAACAGCTTGATCCGACAGTCCCCTGGCTTGTCAACCCCTACCATTTGAGAACGCCAGCCTCGGTTAGTCAGCGCAAGCCCTTCAGCGGTGACGCCCTTGAAGTTGTAGTAAACGTCGTTGCGCTCAACAGAAGTCCAGTCAATGCGGGGGGTGGTCATGAGTGAATCAGCCATAGGGACCAATGATGGTGATTTTCCAGATGTAGTTTGGGTAATGGGCTTCTAGGGCCTCGAGACACATGTTAGCACGGCCTTTGATGGCAAACGCAGCAAGAGTTTTCCACTCGTGGCTTTTTTTTAGCCGCCCCCGAATTAACCAAGAGAATCTGGCCATATCAAGCTGTCCAACCGGGGGGGCACCATAGTCTTTTTCCCAGGAAAGAAGATCCCTCATGCTATAGCGATAATATCGCCCGCTTTTCGTCCATTTAGGACCTTTGGCAGTAGCTCTCCAGCTTCTTATTGTGTCTACATGAAAGCCGTATCGCTCGGCGACTTGCGCGGTCGAGAGCGTCACTGTATCCGCCATTCAGCTGCCCTCCAAAGATCAGCGGATTGGCGCTTCCTAACCAAAAACTCTTCGGCATCTGGCAGGAAACGAAACTCTGCAAACGTCAGCCAATGAGCATCGCCTCTTGGCTTGGCTTGTACTTTGTAGCTATTCATGAGGAACAATTTGGTGAAGTTTTTCCCAGATAAGCAGATCTTCCATGGGATAACGGACTAGCGGTGTATTGGTAGGACGACCAAGAGCCGACATCATGTACCACGTAGGACCTGTTTTTCTTTTGCGCCAACCTTTTACTGTTCTTGGCTTTAGCCCATAGCGTTTGGCTACCTCATTGGTGGTCAAATAAGCCCGCGGATCATTGGTCATCGATCTCTGCCTCTTTGTCTACAAGTTGTTGCAATAGCTGGTCGTACTCAACCTGACTCAGGTCGCCACTAGCGTGTCGCGCTGTCAAACGCTCAGTTAGCTGCTTAATATCTTCCATTGTTGTTGCCTTAGCAATAGCGCTGGCCCCAGCTTGGAATACTGACGAGGGAGAGGAAGCCCCAGCGATCTCTTCATTAGCCCAAAGCTCATAGCCGAGGCTGAAAAAGAACGCACAAGCTGCGCAGTACCCACGCCGGTGGGAGTTTGTCAGCACTCGTGCTGAAATCTTGTCATAAGGAATCGGATTGTTTTGCCGATCCATGCAAGCGTAGGGAAAACACCCAGTGATCGCCTCATGAGGGCCTTTAAAGTAACAAAGAATGTAACCAGTACCATTAGGTGCCTTGTGAATTAACTCATCTGTTTGAGCAACGGGTTTGAGACAGAACTCCCAGCCTGGAGCATGCTCATGCATCAGCTGCGCGGTTTTGGCCCACGTCACATAAGAAGCAGTGTAAGAGTCACTGCTCTTCGTGTAGACGTCTACGGCCTTAATAACGCCAGCGAGATTAGGTAAAGTCATCAGAAAACAATGGTAGTGTTGGTGTTGTCATAAGCCCACTTAGGCAGCCTTAAAGGCTCTATGTCTTTGGTATAACAAGGCCAATCGTCATGCTCGCGACAGTAGCTAATCCGTCGAATGTCACGTTCAGCGAGCCTCTCCCCTTCCTCAAGCGCATCAGAATCAAGCTCGTAGACTGCGACTGCAAACGGGTAGGCCTTCTCTACCGCAATAGTGATCAGCCTTGCGTACCCATGACGAGCGAGCCCGGTCAGATAATGAGCAGCCTGAACGTGATAACGAAAAGCTGCCACAGACTTGGCGAAACCATTAGGGCTCGCGTCCTGTGTTGTTTTTAACTCAACTACAGTGCCTTGGGGCGTGAGCCAGTCTGGGCGGCACTTACATTTTTGCGATGTGCCTGCATCATTCCACCAGAATGGTTGTTCAGCAATCCCATCAGAAAGAAGTTTCTTCGCTATCGGGTGAGCGTAGACTGCTGTTTTCATGGCCGCAGCAGTATCCCAATCAGTTTGTGTAACTGCTTCAATGCCATCAGCCTCCATCTGTTTGGCAACGGCCTTACCTTCACGGGTCGAACGTGATGGGCAGACACGATACCGCTTGGACAGCTCCTCAGGTTCCAACACCGCGCAATGAGCAAGACTGCCAAACTTCATGGCAGCTGTCGGAGCTATAAAGGGACGGTTGGAATCAAGGTACCGCGCATAATAATGCGCAGGAGACTTGGCCATCTCGTTTAAATGAGACGAGCTAATGGCAGGATCCGCGTGGTAGTCAGCGTGGTTCATGAACTCACCTCTATTACGCGCCATTGACCGTTGGGGAATGCATCCTGTTTGTATGCACAAAACGTTTCAGCGGTTTCCTTGGTCAGGTGTTCCGCAACAGCACGCCAAGTGTTATACGCTGGAGCCCAAAGCTCTGTCCTGTAATACGGCGGCTTAAGACTGCCTGGTGGCATCCAAGTTGTCAAAAGGGCACCCCCTGCTCTTGCCGCTCTTGCTTGCGTGCGGGGAGAGTAAAGTCATCTACACTGACTTGCAAATCACTAGCCTCCTCACCGTTTCGCTTGGTATAAGTGACTAGCTTGCCACGACCAACAATGGTAATGGCGCTTCCCTTCTGCAGATAGTCAACTGCAGTCTTTGCTCTTTTCCCCCAAACAGAGCAACTGAGCCAAGTGGTTTCGTCTTTGCCTGTTCGGGCGGCAAGCCTGAACTCCGCAAGATCACTCCCACTTGGCGCAGTCTTAAACTGTGGATCGGCACCAAGGTGCCCATGAGCTGTGATGTTAAGCATTGGCTTGGTGGAGCCCTCTGTGGCCTCCATGCACTCCACTATGGGGGCACCATGCCCCCTAACAGCCTCTACTGTGCCACTTATCTGCGTGTCCTAGCCCCTTGCGTGTGCAGGGCTCCCGGCCGCCTATAAAAGCCGAAACCCCTAGAGGCACCTCGCCCCCTAGGGGTTCCAGTGTTGAAAGGTCAACCCTCTCTCAACTCATGCAACCTACCACATTACGCAACTACCAGCAGCAACTCTGGGATAATCTCCGCTGCGCCGCGAAACGTCACAAGCGCATCCTTGCTGTCCTGCCTACAGGCGGCGGGAAAACACGCGTCTTCTGCGACATCGCCGCACACGCTCGCTCCAACGGGCGCTCTGTTCAAGTCTTGGTCCATCGGCGGGAGCTCGTACACCAAACCCCCGACCCTTCCGTTACAACCATCCAATCTTGGCAGCCCTCTGATCACGACCTCGTCATCGTCGATGAGGCTCACCATGCCATGGCCAAGACGTGGAAACAGAAACTGGCCCTCTGCCCTTACCTCCTTGGGTTTACGGCTACCCCGCAGCGCACGGACGGCCGTGGTCTAGACGATATCTTCGACGCCATGGTTCTCGGACCTAACACCGAGACTCTCATCAACGGCGGCTGGCTTTCTCAATACCGCTGCTTCTCCCTGCCAGATCAACCGGACTGGTCTCGACTAACACGCTCCACTGGTGGAGACTACAACACCAACCAGCTGGAAGATCTAATGGTCGACCCGCTCTGTATTTCAGCTGCCATCAAAAACTGGAAGCATTACGCCGCCGGTCGGCAGACCATCGCTTTCTGTGTCTCAATCCCTCATATGAAAGCCGTCGCTGCAGCCTTCACTGCAGCAGGCATTCATACAGATACCATCGACGGTCGTATGGCCAGACGACAGCGGGACGACATCATCCAGCGTTTTCGGGATGGCACTACCACCGTCCTTCTCTCAGTCGACCTCATCTCTGAAGGCTTCGATGTTCCAGCTTGTTCCTGTGTCCTCCTTCTTCGCCGTACTAAGTCACTCGTCTTACACCTTCAGCAATGTGGCCGTGCCTTACGGCCTTCTGATACCTACGCCATTATCCTCGACGGTGCTGGCAACAGCCTAATCCACGGACTGCCAGACACTCCACGCCTTTGGTCACTTAAAGGCAAGGCTAACCGTGACGCTGGTCGTCTCCCCATACGGGAGTGTCCTGAATGCTACGCCGTTCACGCCATTCACCTCAAGGTGTGCCCCTTCTGTGGCTATGAGCACGAACCAAAGCCACGACCGATCAAGGCCGGTGCAACCGGCGTCATGCTACAAGAGCTCACCCATCAGCAGCTCAAAGCACGCCGGCAGGAGGTTGCCTACGCCATGGCACTCCCTCTCCCTATCGCACGGGTTGAACTAGCACGTATTGCTAAAGCCCGCGGCTACAAGATGGGTTGGGTTCATTACCGCCTCGAGGAAATCCGTGCAACGAGAAACAATTCTCCAGAACCAAATCAGAATCGCCATCAGTCGACACCTCCCACACATCACGCTTTGGCGTAATGAAACTGGCTCATTAAAAGCCCCCAATGGCTACGTTGTTCACTTTGGCCTTTGTCCAGGTTCTGCTGATCTCATCGGCATCATCGCACCCTCCGGGCGTTTCCTTGCCCTCGAAGTCAAGCAACCAGGACAAAAGCCTCGCCGTGATCAGCAACACTTCTTAGATCACGTCCGTTCTAGAGGCGGCATCGCACATGTCGTCACCTCCGTTCAACAAACCCTCTCCTTACTCTCATGAGTCAACCCATGCTGCCGCTGCTCGCAGCGCTCGGTCCTTGTCTTATACCCTGCGACAGCAACAAGACACCCATCGCCGGCAAGGGCTGGCAAGACAAGGGCTACACCGTCTCTCAAATCGAAGAACTCTTCCATGCCAATCCAGGTATTAAAGCTG